ATAGAGTACAAAGGCTAATCCACTACCATTTACTTATAATCTACGCAAAGTGAAAAGTTCTTAGTGACTGATTTTGCGATGTTGGATGACTTTATGTACTCAATAAAACATTTATTTATATATGGTTTATTTAAAGACCATAAATTTTGTTTAACCATATCTTTATCTTAGGCTTGTAAATTAATAAACTCAAAGGAAGAGATAAACTCTTCTTTTGTTGTAGGGAAATTGTATCATTTATAAACTTTAATAAAACTTAAACTTTTTAGAAGTTTAAGTAGTTTTGTAAATATCCTTTATTTAAGTGCTGAATGTAAAATTGTACGAATTTCACTATCTGGTAATGGAGAATCTAACATTAGGTTCATTGATACAAGATGTTGTTCTATGTCTGAACTGCTCATTCCTAAATCACGCATCATTTTAACTATTCTAAAACTAGAGTCATTTCTGTTCCCTTCAGCTGTTGTCAAGAAGAACCATCTATATATGCCAGCAACTCTATCATCTAAATTTAGAATCTCTACATCTTCAATTTTATTCATAAGCTGTTTACTCGTCTCCATTGAAGGTATACACTTAGTGATATCAAATAGCTTATTAGTTTTATTTACCCATATTTCTCCAGTTTCATTTGTATACCAAAGTCGGGATACATTTCTAGTTTGTCTATCGTATATTTCAACTCCAAGAATTTTTGCTACGTTATCCATCATATCTTTATGTTGCTCTGATGTAACAAAATATTCTTTGTTAGTAGGGATTACTATTCTATATCTATCCCCTTTTCCTTCTTTCTGATGGCTCTTAGTTGTATATATTAAGCACAAATAATCTTTTAATAGTACCTTAGCAGTTGATAGAGGCAATCCTGAATCAATATCAATAGCTATCATATTTTGTCCAGATATAAAACTTTCTGCTCTCCTATGCCCACGAGGTGCATTGTCACTTGGTTCAAAGTGAGCCAATGTGAAACAACCTACATTTGATTTAACTAAACTTTCTACTGAATGACCATCTCCTAAGAACGGTATTCTCATCGGCTTGAAGTCAATCGATTGTTCTATGTTCTTGAGTTTTGTAGAACATATGGATACAATCATCTTGTTCAGGTTTGTTAATGGAAGAGGCTCTGCTCTATAAACTTTAAGTGCATCTCCTTCTTCAATAACGATACAGCCTTGTGATATAGCATATTCTTTAGTAAGCCCCATATAGTCGTTGAACATTTTAATATTAGATAATCCACGAATTTCTTGTATTAAATCAGGTCGTCCTTTTGGAGATATTGATATTCTGTTGAATATATCAATATGGATAGGATATCCTTTTACTATCTGCTCCATACAAGTGTTAGTTCTATTTGCAAAATCAATGGCATATTCCATATGTTCCTCAGAAACTATTGCACTAAAATCAGCCATAGCTATAATACAAGCTAACCTTTCAATCTTAGTCTCTGAACCAATGATAGTCTGCTTTATCTGATTATGTAGGTCTCCATTATTGTATTCATCAATAAGATTTGATATATAGTTACTTAGAATTAAAGATGCTTCTTCCGATACTATAATTTCTCTTCCTGCCTTACTAAGGTCAAAGAACATTGTACTTAGTTGCATCATTTCGTTTTTATCAGAACTACTCATAGTCTTATATTTGCTATTCTTGATAATCTTATCTGTACTTTGCATATAAAAAAAACTACGTCTACCAAAGCCTTGAATTATCTCCTCTTTGAGCTTATCAAGTTTATTTTGTACATTCAAAATTCCGTATGGTGCACCGTGAAGAGATACATTTACTGGAACTCCCTCTACATCGAAATACCCACCTGATGCAGTAGTTTTTCCTTTTGCAGTTCCTTTAGTCCAAGCTTCTTTAATACGTGATAACATATCAGCATTTAGCAATATATCTGAAAGTTCTCCGTGAAATATATTTACACTGAATGTAGGCAATATACTCATTCCTTGCATTAGCTTCTGGAATCCTTCTGGAGTTCCATCTATTGAGGTTCTAATTCCACTAGGTAAAAGATAGTTTGGATTAGCGATATCAATTTCAGTATATTCAGCTACCTTTGAATACTCTTTATTGAACCTAACCTTAAGATTTTTACGATAGCTTGATGAAATATTACTAAATATACTTTCTGCATTATCCATTGTAAAATCTTTACCTCTACCACTTGGAGCTAATATAACACCAAAGTAATTCACTATTCTACTTGTATCATCATCATCATAACGCTTGTATCTAACACCCTTTACCATATTAGCTATAACTGATAGCTGATAAAATATTGCACTCTCAACTATTTCGTCAGCTATATAGTCTCTGGATTTATCTACTATATAATTTTCCATATGCCTTATAAGTAATGGCTTACTCATAGTCATCTGCAAATACTTCTATTGACTTAATAAGTGTTATGTTATAATAAAATGTAGCTTCATCGCCCATATCAAATATAGCCCATTGACCATCTGTATCCCATTTTACCAATGTTGAAAATTCATCAAATTCCTTTGATGTTCCATCTACGAAATTAACTGTTACCATTGTACTTCCTTATCTTTTGAATTATTATTTAGCTTAATATATTGTTCAAACTCTTTAGGTATTATTGGACTATACGCATATGGCATTGAACCGCCACCTTCCAAAAATACTTCAGGATGAACTATTTTAATATGACCATCAGCTTCAAGTTCACGAATAATTTTATTGAATGTCTTTCTTGTTATTCCAATATATTTTGCCCAAAACTCTTGAGTTTTATGAGGTGTTTTTGTATTGCCACGTCCAAGTGACTCCATAGCTATCCCAAGAAAAACACTTATTTTAGATGGAGAATTTATATTATTATAAGCATAATCCATCATTATACCTACGTTCTGATAGCAATCCATTTTACTACATTTAGAACCAATTTTATTTACCATTGTTCATCCTCCATTTCTATTATTGTTTCAGGTTCATTCTTTTTACTCTTAATAAATATCCTAGCATTCTTTGAAAACACTGGACTATAAGAATAAGCATTTGAACCACCTGTTGCTACATATTCCCTCTGATGGTTTATTTTAATATGACCATCTCTTGCAAGTTCATTCACTTGCGTATTAAATGTATTCTTAGATACTCCAAATAATTTAGACCAATATTCTTGACTTCTATGCAATGTTTTTCTTAATCCATATCCGAAAGACTCTTCAACTAAACAAGTAAAAATTTCTCTATTTTTGCGTTCTATATTTTTCCTTGCATATTGTCGCATAATACCTATATTCTGCCAACCGTTATTTGATGACTGTTCTACTATACTCATCTTTAATCAACCTTCTTATCTCATAGCTCATAGAGTTTGAGTTTTTTTCAGCCAATTCTTTAAGCATACGTAGAACATCATCATTCAATGTAAAAGTAACAGCTTTACTTGCCTTGATTAATTTTGTTTCCATTATATTCCTTTTAGTTTTGGTATGAAGCATTGTAGCGTAATAAATATAAAACTAATATAAAACTAATATAAAATATTTCTTATACCTACTTACCAATTTTTGGGATATACATAATCAATTTTTGGGATATACCTAATCAATTTTTGGGATATGCGGTATTTCTTATACCAAAAATTGGTATCTCTATTATATACCTACTTAAAGGGATACCTTGCTAAAGGTATACCTTGAAATAAATGAGAACCAACCAACACTACCGCTTACGCTTCGTGTTGGTAAAAGGAGGGGGTATGAGTTTATTAATATATTTAAAACCATCTATAAGAATCATTGTTTGCATTCTCGATTAGAAAGTCAATAAAATAAAATAGACTTGCAATCTTCTTAGGCTGAGTAGTCTTTCCACTTTGGACTATTGCTTTGGCTCTAGTCTTAAATGCTTTAGTAAATCTACTTCTATGTTCTGGGTACTGGTTCAACTTACTTTCCCATTTATCAGAAATCCATCTTGGTAATTGAACTCCATTCTCTCTGCCACTGTAAAGAGTATCTATCAATACAATGAGTTCGCATAGCTCACTCATATCTTGGCTCGACTCAAATAATTCTATTAAGTCTTTCAAATTACCTTTTCTTTTTCTGTCCTTAACTTCTTCTATCATCATTTTAATTTGAAGGCGTGAATTAAGCTCTACAACTGATTCTTTATCTGAGACAAGTAAATCTATTCCTGAGATATTATCGTGGCTTCTAGCTATGTTTTTGTTAGTTCTATCGCTATGTTCTTGTATAGGTTCATCATACAATCCGTGAGTAGTTGTATTTTTTGCAAAATCCAACAATAAAGTATCTATTTTTGTATGATGAAGTCTACAACCTCTACCAACTTGTTGTAGATATTTTCTCTTGCTCATTGTTGGATTACAATTCACAACACAACTGACACTTGGTTCATCCCATCCAGTAGATATCATTCCGATACTACACAAAACTTGTAATTCATCATCTAAGAATTGTTTAAATGTATCATCATTAATCTTGGAACTAATCTTGCTATGTACTAAACCAGATTTAATACCATTGCTAGTGTATACTTGGTTCATAGCTTCAGCGTGTTCTATACCCGTACAAAAAACAATAGTCTTTCTTTCTTTAGCTAAAGTATTCCAAGATTCAAAAACTGATTGATTATATTCATCTGTATTTATTATTTTTGATAGTTGAACTTCATTATAATCTCCAGCTTTTACATTTACTTCACTAAAATCTAGTTTCTCACTAAACCCTGCAACGAATGTTCTTATTCTAGTTAGATATCCTTGCTCTGTAAGCTCTTTTATTGTTAAACCTTGAATAATGTCTACCCCTTCAATAAAAAAGCCATCAGCGTCAATAGGAGTAGCACTAAAGCCTATTATTTGATTAGGTTCTAATCTATCTATTACATCATTCATACTTTTTGTATCAAAACTAATATGACGTTCATCAATTATCAAAACATCACACTTTAAATCTATATGTGAACGTGCGTATAAAGTTTGTTGCATTGCTACACTAACCTTTGAACCTATATATTTATCCATTCCTGCTTTATACACATTATGTTCTATATTTAGGTTTGTGAATAGTTCTATAAGTTGTGGGATTAGCTTTGATATATTTACGAGTACGCAAACAGTTAGGTCTTGGTTCACAAAGTCTTGAACCAACTTTGCAATTATTATAGACTTTCCACTTCCAGTAGGGGAATATATCAATTTCTCTTTACCGTTGTCCTCTATTTCTTTGTGTACATTATTTACTATATCCTCTTGGTATGGTCTTAGCTTCATAGCCTTTTCTTCCTTTAAAAGTAAAATTTTGGATTAATTTCCATTGAACCAACTATAAAGTTGGCTCTAAGTAAATCAAAAATTTACATCTTTTTTAGTATTAAATTTTGTTTTTTTGAATTTCTTTCCATATAGACTTGTAGGCTTCTAATGCTATTTTTTTATCAGAAAAAGTCCATTTTTTGATAAAATTAGCTCCAGAAAATGAGCTAATTTCGTGCGGGAATTTGTTGAAATCAATAGTCAAACTATCAATTTTTTTAATTTTATCTTTCATTTTTTAGATGTTGGACTACTAAAAAGTTCAGAAATTAGTTTTCGTACATCTTTACACAAATCTTCTCTTGATGAAACAACACACACATTCGATACCTCTAAATAATATGAGTAAATACGCAAATCGATAGTTTCTAGGTTGTTTAATGTACAAATTAGAGTTATATCTATTTTATCCTCTTCATAATCTTCAGATGGTTCTGTGTCGTCAAAGTTAATTTCTACATCTTCAAAATCAATAGAAAACTCATAGTCTAAAACTTTAATAGTATTCATAAAACCATAAATCGATTCTATTTTATCTACAACAGATGAACAATTAAGCGTATTTAAAATTTTATCAAATATCTCGTTATATTCGTTTATGTTTTTTATAACTATTTTATTATCTACAATCATTTTTTTCGTAATCATCATATTTCCTTTATTTTTTTTTATTATACTAAAACCAAGTTGAGCTTATGGAATTGTATTTTTTACCATAATTGCAAACGTGGTTATAATCACAATAATATTTACATCTCATATCATTTCCAAACGTATTTTCACATTTAACGGGTATTTTTTCATCACCATTTAACATAGAAAAAACTTTTTCGTAATATTCATCAACCATTTCAATCAATTTTTCCTCTTTAATATGAGGTATATTCACTTCCTCAATAGCGTTTGGTTGGTTTGGCTTAACTTCCGTTTGGTCTTTTAATCCCATAAAAAGTAAAAGGGAACTTTCACTACCCCATCCAAACATTAGATTATATAGATTTACTTGTACACCATACGCATCAGCTAGTGGGTCTTTCAAAATAACTGTATGCTTATATACCTTAGTAAGTTTAACGTCATAAATAACCTTATTTATAGGGTCTATAATATCAGGTTCACCCGTCAAATTTGCCCCTTTTTTGGTTTTATAATTAAGCCTTTTTCCTACTTCATACGTGCCTATTTTATGGTCTAAAATGATTTGTTTCATTCCTATATCAAAAATATTCCCTAGCGTAGCTTGGCTGATACCCGATTTTTTAGGCTCAAACTTACGTTTTAAATAGCCGATTAATGGTTCATTGTCTGCCACCTCTGAAACACTTACCGTATTTAAGCTGTTTTTTGAACCACTATAAAATTCTATTCCTTCGATATCATCTAATAACATCAGATTAATTCCCCTTTTTTATTGTAAGTTTCTAAGCTTATATTTTTAACTCTTGACAGCTTGTTGTATTCTGCCTGAAGTCGTGCCTTCTCTTTTCTATGTATCTCTGCTTTACTGTATAGGTTTATTATTTCGTGCCTTAGTTTCTGTAGGTCATCAATAGAAATTTCTATTCTCTTAATTCCGTCATAATCTGCAAGATTAATCGCCTGCAATATGTTTTCAACTTCCATTGCTTTGCTTTAAGTAAGTTACCCTATTTGAAGGAATAAAAGAAGGAGTCTCATTCACGAAGGGCTCACACCCTGCAAAATAATCGCTTCTAAGACTGTCATAAATTCTAACTATAGCATAGATTCCAAACTCATCGTTTTGCATAATAGAAACTAGCTCTCCGTCCTCTGGCTTCCAATGATTAAATTTTTTTACAATAATCATACCATTGTGAAGGATATATTCAGTTTGTAATATATCCTCATCACACTCGCTATCGGCTCTATATCTTACTTTATCTATTCCTGCGATTTGATAAGGTTTGCCATCGACTCTCACCCAATCGGTAACTTTAAATTGTGCTTCCATTCTGTAGCCTTTATTTTGATTTATGGATTTAATTCCATATTGGAGCCATATTTTTATTTATGGCTCTATATAGATTAAAAATATCTATATGATAGTTTCTGGATTATATAATCAACACGCCCTATAAATTTAATTATCTTCTTTTTCACTGTATAACCTCTCTATGATGCAATCAAATAGATATTGCAAGTTTTCATCTAGTGACAAATACTTATCCCAATATATAGATATATTATCACTCATTAAAAACTCTTCGCTTGCTGTTATGTTATATATCCTATAGTCGTCCTCTTCACTTAGTCCATAATCTTTGAGATTAATTTCAATGATAGGATAAGTTTTCATCTCTTCAAATTGTTCAAATAGTGTTTTCATCTTCTTAGCTCCTTAAAATACAGTGTACAAGATAGTATTATCTGAAGTTTTAACTGCCCACGTATGTTTTTGTAGATAACTAAAAACTTCCATTAGTTCATCTTCTTCGTCCTCTATTTCTATGCTGTAGTTTCTTCTAATCTCTTCAGCTGGCTCTTCGCTGAATATTCCACAAATATATGGCACGTCTAACTCTACGTATTCGCATTCTTGCTCATTATAATCTAATATATACTCATAAGCTTTTAAGCTGAATTGATCTTCTCTGTCGTGAGATTTAAACTCTTTTTGTAATTGTTCTGCTGTATTAATTTTTTTGTATAACATTGTATAATCCTTTTTTTTTTAGAGTTTAAATTTTGTTGCTTTGCAACTACTCCATAAAACCCACTATTAAGTGAGCTTTAGTAATAGTTTTATTTAATTTCTATTATGCAATAATTTAGATTAGTCAAAATGACCATCAAAGATATTACTTTTTCTAACTTGACCTCAACTGTATTTTTGACTCCGTGTCCTTCGTAAGTGATACTCATTTTGTAACTCCTCTTTCTTTTGATGTACTAATTTTATCAAATTTTATAAAGTTTGTCAAGCTTTTTTAGTAAATTTATAAAATAATTTAATCTACATATTGAACAGCAAAAAAGAAGTGTTTAATCACTTTATCATACATCTTGTATCTATAAATAGAGATATCATCATAAACGCTATACGCTAGAAATGATTACCCCTTGTAAATGTACACACTGAAAACAGTTCGTTGCATATACGGCAGATATAGAGCATCTTATTTTAAACAATAAGCTAAAAAGTATCTATTTTAAGCAATTAGTAAATAATGTTTACTTTTTAACTCTTGTTTATAGTTGCATAAGATAGCCATAGTTATAATAAAATGAAACTAATGTAAATAAATGTTTTGTTTTCTTCAATGGTTTGATTGATTGTTTATTTCGATGAGCTGCTATCTCGTTGGCTCACTAGATAGATATAACTTACTCTTTGTATATTGTAGTAGAGTTTAGTATATTCTCTCGTTGGCTCAGATAATAAAGGAATGAAGATAACCCCCTGATTTGGCTCAGTATCATATATAAGCTTATGCGCTAGAAATGTTTAACCCTTATAAGTACACGCTTAAGATTGATATCGTTGTACCTCGATGAGATATAAGCCATCTTATATGTGTAAATAGTGTGATAAAGGCTATAAATAGGGATTGTTCAAATAATGTTTGTGATTTAGGGTATGTTATAAGGGGTAGATTAAGTGGTAATGCCTAAAGGCATTATATCATAAGTAGAAAATTGTCAAACTTTTAAACTTGTAAAATTTACCAAAGAATATCTACACTAGAAAAATAGGAATTACCGAACAACTTGTTAAGGGTACTTTAACACCGCACTTATGCACTGACACCACATCATCATTAATCAAAGTACGTTGTGTGTGTGTGATGTGCTGTCCTCTTCTAGTTATGCTTGTATGGACTCTGGACTTGATGAGATTGCTTTTTTATGGATGGATGTTAGGTATGGGGGATGGGATTTTGGTGTGGTTGTTTTGTTGAATATTGTACTTAAAAAAAATGCTATAACTTTTTTCGATATGCGTTTTGTACTTAAAAAAAATGCTATGAGTTTTTTAAAATAGAAAACTTAAACTAGTCTTACGTTTAGCAAAATGTATTTTAAAATTTGAACCTTTTTTGGTATTGATATTCCCACTATCATAAAGATAATGGGAATGAAGAAGAAAAGGAGGAAGTATGAAAGAAAAGTACCATATAGATGAAGGCTGTTCTATATGGCAAGCGAAGTATATCAAAATAAAGTATAATTACACAAAAAGGATTAATATGGAAGATGGCTCAAATAACCTTATTGTTAGTAGTATGATAAGTGACTTTAGTGATATTAAGGGTAAATACAAGATTGAAGATAAAAGGTTCTCTGATGCATTAGAGTTCTGTTTATTGCTTAGTGAGAAGAAGAATAAAGCTATATGTTATATGGAAGTATATGATGAGCCAAATAGGAATAAGGCTACTAAGTTAGCAAATAAACTTGTTCATACTAAATGGATAAATGAAATCATAAATAGAATGATTACATCGAACCATATTATGTATTGTGATAAACATTATCAAGCATTAGATGAGTTGTTTAATATTGGTATAAATGGAGAAGATGAAAAGAATAGAGTATCTGCATTGAAGAGTTTTATAGATGCAACTAAGAAACCAGATATTAAAGCAGATGTTCCAATTAACATAAATATTGGTTCTGATATGTTAGATAAATTAGAACTTCATTTAAAACAGTTAAGTGATAATGCTAAGATACTAATGCGTGATGGTTCAATTATAGATGCAGAAGTAATAAAATGAGTAAGATAGATATATCATTCATAGATAACTATGTTCCTAAAGCTAATAGTGTTAAATTCTTTTCATTCTGTAATATGATGTGGGAAGATGATGATAATACTACTCCATTGGCTCACTATTACTTTGCGGATGAGGTTATGACTTCTGAAAAAAGATTTTCTGCTCAATGTCATCGTGGATTTGCAAAGAGTACCATAATCTCACATCGTATGCCATTATTCATAGCAACTTTTGGAGTGCTTCCTAGTTTTGGAGAAGTAAATAATTGTTGTATATTAAGTGATACATTTGACCAAAGTGAAGCTCATAGAAAGACTATGATGAGCTACTATGATAGAAGTGATGTATTACAGTCATTCCTAAAGGTAGAACGTTCTGTTGAAGGAGAAGTTGTATTTATAAATAATAAAGGGCATAGGACTAGATTCTTCTGCAAAGGTACTGGTCAATCTTTTCGCGGTTCTAACTGGGAAGGTCATAGACCAGACCTAATTATTGGAGATGATATTCTTAATGATGATATTCTTTATAACAAAGATTTAGTAACTAAACAAAAGACTTGGTTCTCATCAGTAGTAAGTAAGGCAGTAAATATTAGACACTATAAAATGATTATGATTGGTACTCCATTATTAGAGAATGACTTACTTGGAATGTTTGCACAAAGTCCTAGTTGGCATAATGTAAAGTTACCAGTATGTCAAGAGTTTCCAGTGCCAAAGAGTGAAATAAAATCGTTATGGGCTGATAGATTTACACCAGATGCAATATATGAAGAGTATTTAGAGAATAAATCTATGGGAGAAGAGAGTACATTTTTTAGGGAAATGATGTTACAAGTAGTTAATGAAGAAACACAAATATTTAAAAAAGAATATATAAAGCACTTTAAGATAAGTGATATTGCAAAAGAGAAACATAAGTATAATTTCTTTACAACTATGGACTTAGCAGTAAGTAAAAAGGAAAAAGCAGATAGAACTTGTATTATGACAATAGCAGTAAATAGTGATAACCATTGGTTTATTGTAGGATTAGACTTTGGAAGATTTACTCCAACTGAGGTTTTAGATATGCTATTTAAGCAAGTTAGAAGATGGAAGCCACTAGAAGTAAGAGCAGAAAAGGCAGCATTGCAGCAAGTATTAGGACACTTTATTGAAGAGAAAATGCTAAAAGAAAACACTCACTTTTATTATAATTCATTAATATTAAATTCAACAACAAAAAAAGAAGTAAGAATATTAGGACTTGAACCAAAGTTAAAAAGAAGAATGGTATGGTTTGCTACTGATGATAAGATAGATGAGTTTGCATTATTAGAAAAAGAACTATTGAGCCAAACTAAAGAAACAAATACGAGTGGTCACGATGATGGAATAGATACTCTTGCTTCTTTCTTGGACGAAGGGTTTATAGTAACTCCAAATGATTATTCAAAAGACTATAATGGAGAAATAGTACAACAAGAAATAATAGATAGTACAGTTTTCTGAAAATGTTTGATATAATGCGAGAAGATTATAACGGAGATATAAATGATTATTACTACAGATGAATTAGTAGAATATACAGTAGACTTAGATAGTCGTATCTCTGCACAATTATCTAGTTTTGTACTTAAAAAAATAAATAATGCAGGTAGGTTATTGTCTACACAAGCTACTTGTTTTTACTCTAAAGATATATATCCTTTAGCTCAATATTATAATACAAATATTTTAAAGTTTGATATTACTACCGCTAAAGAAGCTATATATATTTATGATACAAGTATAATAGATACATATACTTTTGAAGATGCAGATACACAAGTAACATTTGTAAAAAATGAAGATAAGACTATTTCAGTTACTATTCCATTAGGATATTCTCAATCACTGAGCCAAAGCATATCTCTTTCTTACTTCTATAATTTAGATATACAACAAGGTGATTCTTTTGACCTTGATTATGAACTTATAGATATACTAAAAGATTTTATAAATGTAGAAGTATGGAAGTATTTAAAAGATTTTTCCAAAGTAGATTACTATCAAAAACAAGCAGATACAAGATTAGCAAGAAGAGTTCAAGGTATGCCATTAGATATGAGTTCATTTAAAGATATTAAAGGAGGATTCCTATGATTTCAATAGTAGATTCATCATCAGAACAACAATGTGATTTTAATAAAAATATAGATAGAGCTATATATACTAGACTTCAATCTGTATTCTTATTCCCACTTGGCTCATTGAAGCAAGATAGTACACCTCCAATATCTACATATATAGAAATGTCAGAAAAGAAACAGTCAAGATTAATAAATGCAAATGAAGCAGATATATTCTTAGGAACATTAGGGGTTACAATAATATATCCCCATAGAGATAATACATATATAGGAGTTATATAATGACTTTTGTTGAGAACGTAAATTTAGTTGCTAATGCAATAGCTAATAGTGTGATAACGAATGGTACAATAACTGATGTAACAATAGCTGCTGATAATGTAGTTCTTTCAAGTGCTATTCCAAATATGGATGGAATTGCTACTACTGGAATATCTAATATTGCATCAAGAGATGACCATATACATCCATCTGATACTACAAAATCAAACTTAATAAATACAGTTATAAAAGATTCAGATACTGGTGCTGCACATTTACCATCTGGTACAACTGCTCAAAGACCACTATCTCCTATAAATGGATATATGAGATATAACTCTGATTCTTCAGCAATGGAAGCTTATGTTGATGGAGCTTGGGGTTCAGTTGGTGGAGGAGCTACTGGCGGTGGAACAGACCATGTATTCTTTATTAGTGATTATGTAGTAACTACAAACTATACAATACCTACGGGTAAATCTTCTATAGCAATAGGAGATACTAATGGAAATTTAATAATAAATAGTGGTGTTATGGTAACGTTACCTGCTAATTCAAGATTGGTGGTACTATAATGTCAACTATAAACTCAAACGGAACAATGGTATTTGGTAATTCTTCTGGCGGTAGTGTAACAATAGCTCCAAAAAATAATACATCTACTAATTATACTTTAACTATTCCTGATATTAGTGGTACATTGGTTCTATCAGAATCTCCAGTATTAACTGGAACGCCTATTGCTCCGACAGCTATTTCTGGAACTAATAACTATCAAATAGCAAATACAACTTTTGTTAATAATGCAATATCTACAATAGGTACTGGCATTGGAGTAGGTCAGACTTGGCAAGATGTAAAGGTAAATAGAGCTATAGGTATTACTTATACAAACTCCACTGGTAAGCCAATTTATATTTCTATATGTGGACTATCAAATGGATATCCTATTGTTATTACGGTTGATAGTGTTGTATTATTTGGAACATTTACTGCTACTGGTGCAAATTATAATACACATATGTCTCTTATAGTACCTAATGGGTCTACATATAAGATGACAAATTGTGCGTCTATTTATACATGGGCAGAATTAAGATAAGGGAAATTAAATGAAATATTATAAAGATATAAATAATAATGTATTTTCATATGAACCAGATGGTTCACAAGATGAATTAATAGGAGATAAAATTATCATGACAGCGGACGAGATTGAATCGTATATCAATCAAATAGTTATGGTTGATAAAATATCAGAATCAAAAGCATACTTAGCATCTACGGATTATATGATGACTACTGATTATGATAAAGATACTACTGAGGTACATATTCTTAGACAACAAGCTAGAGCTATAATAAGAGGAGCATAATATGAGTATAAAACAATATAATGATGCTGGAACTTTTAGTACTACGATAGTAGCTCAACCTACAGATAATAGAATTATAATAATTCCTGATATTAGTGGTACGTTGGCTTTAGTAGATTCTCAATCGTTCACTGGTTCCCCCACAGCTCCTACAGCACCAGCGAGCACAAGTACTACTCAATTAGCTACAACAGCTATGGTACATTCAGCAATCACTAATGACTTAAATGTAACTGGTACTGCTCCAATGTATGCTTGTAGAGCTTGGATAAACTTTAATGGAATTACTACTACTATAAATGCAAGTGGAAATATTAGTAGCATTATAAAAAATGGAACTGGGTATTACACAGTTAATTTTATAACTGCAATGTCAGATACGAATTATTCTATACTCGGTTCAGGAAATAGAGTTTCTGCTGTTCCAAATATAGAATCTAGTACACAATTTTCATACTCAAATGCAACAACTACATCTGTATATATAGGCTCACAAGATAACGATACTAATGCTTACGGGGATAGCGTATCAATATCAGTTTCAATATTCAGATAAAAAGGAAAATAAAATGATAGTAATTTATGAGAATATAGATAAGTCAATAGCAGTATTGATACCAACACTAGAAGCGTTAAGCTTTGCTACAATCAAACAAATCGCTGAGAAAGATGTTCCTAATAATCTTCCATACTGGATAGTTGATGAAACAACTATACCAACTGAACCAATAGAACAGTGGCAATTAGATGGAACACAAGGTAATCCAGATGGCTTTGGTGGAGAGTATAACGAGTTTGATGATACTATTTTAGTAAAATACTTAAAAGGAGTTATCTTATGATTACAATTAATATAAGTAAAGCTTTAGAACAATCAATAGTACACTTAGAAAGAACAACAGACGCTTACATTCAAAGCAAAATAGATACTTATAATTTAGAAAATGGTGTGAAATTTAAAGATATTGATGCATTTACTAAATACGCAATAAATACAGTAAGCGAACATAACGCTATTGCAAATAAATTCATAGAGTACGCAGATAATATCTGGAAAACTGTCCGTGCATATCAAAAAACTACAACAGTAGTTCCAACAGATGCAGAATTTCAAATGGTACTAGATGGGGTTGTTTTCTAATGAAACAGTTTAACGGCGATGTAATCATAGAAGAGATGAAAAACGGCTCTTGGAAATTACAAGATTATTTTAGTTATGATAATGACTATATTGAAGTAACAGTTAAATCTGATTTTATAACTGATGGCGCATCAATTCCTAAAATATTCTGGAGCGTTGTCGGTAATCCATTAGAAAACGATTTGCTTAAGCCTTCAATTATTCACGATGGTTTATACACTCTTATGCAATTGAAAAGATTAGAGTGTGATAAATTATTAAAAGAAATGCTATTATTTAACGGAACATCTAAAGTAAAAGCATATTTTATTTATTATGCTGTGAGATTATTCGGTGGCTCATATTGGAAAAAAGATACAACAGATATGATGAAATTTGTACAAATAAATAGCAAGGGATAAAAATGGATTGGCAATGGTTAGCAAATGGATTATTTATTATAGTAGGGGCTTTATTGGGAGTAGTATCCGCAAATATTCGCAGGGATATGGAGAAACAAGATACACTTATTGAGAGTATAACGATAAAAGTGCAGGGTATTGAGTTATTAGTTGCGGGAAATTATGTGCAGAAAACAGACTTAGAAAAAATTACTGATGCACTATTTAAAAAGCTTGACATAATCAGCGAAAAACTAGATAGAAAGGCAGATAAATGAAAGAATTAAAAAGAGTTTGGTTTGTTTTATCCGTAACTTTAGTCTTATTATATATATTTATTAGTGGATATTATGAGAGCTTACCTGCTGTAATTCAGCTTGTACTTTCCAAGTTCTTATTAGTAACGGCTGGGGTATTAACTGCTCATATAATTAGGAAATCAATACTTCCAGAAGTAAATTGGAACAATGATTATAAGTGGCAACTTACTAGTGCTGTTATAGCATTTTATTTAATCGTAATCTACTGCTTTGCTATGGGTGGATGATGAAAACTCTTGTACTTCTTATTATAGCGATGTCGTTTGCTTATGCACAGCGATGTGAGCTATATATTCAAGAAGTACGAAAAGCACATTACTCTCAATTTGGTGTAGATTTTCCTTATCAATATGGTGTGGGTCAACTGCAACAAGAGAGTGGATGCAGAAATATTATATCTAGTGATGGTGTTGGTTCAGAAGGACTACCACAGATTACATATCGTGTTTGGCAAAAACCTCTTAGAACCAAAGGTGTAGAAAGTATTACTGCAATATCAGACCAATTAAAAGCACAAGCAATTATAATGCATTCAGTTTATAAGTATCAGTATGGCTTATGGGTCACGTACCAAATATATAATGGTGGCGGATTAGTTCTAAAAGAAATTAATCGTGCTAAAATAGCGCAGTGGGATAAAGCTAAAGAGAAATGTCGTAGAGGACAAAGTTGTTTCACATATAAAGGTATTACTACTTGTAGAAGTAACTGCGATATCAATTATGATTACTCGCAAAGAGTTTTCAAATATGGAGAACCATATGCGAAAGTTGAATCTAAAAATTTTAAATATTGGTAAAGGAGAATAAATGTGGATTGAATTAATTAAACGATATTGGTTAGAAATTATAATTGTTTTAGTAGCTAGTGTTTTGCTTACATATATAAAACAGTTAAATAATGAGATATCATCTCTTAGTAAAGATAAGGCAGTTTTGCAAAGTAAGTTAAGTGAAAGTGACGCTTATTTACACGTTCAAAATGCTACTATACTTGCAAATCAAGCGGATTATAATGCATCTATCGCAAAGCTTCCAACGGTACTACATAAAATAGATACTAAGTATATTACTAAAACTATACAAATTGAAAAATGGAGGGATAATAATGAAACATCAAATGATTGTAACGCTTCTATTAGCTATATTAATAATTATCAGTTTTGATTTAACTGGATGTAGTGAGCCACAACCAGAGCCTAAAATTATATATGTTCCTCAAAAGTGTGTTATCCCTTTAGTGGATGAGCCAACTATTGATAATACTAGCTATACAAGAAGTAAAGACGTAATTGCAAAAGCTATATTAAACTACGAAGCGATGAAAAGATATGCTGAGAAGTTGCTATCATCTCAGGAGGTTTGTAAATGAATTATGATGAAAATAATGTTCCGTTGCTAGGTAGAACTAATGATGATTTTGCTTTATCTATCGATGTAGGAGAGTTAATTGGTTCACGTATTCCAAAGATGTTTATTGGTTCAATTGATATATCATCTTATTTTATAATCACGGGTCCAAATACTTTTATGCTAAATATAAACGCTTCTAAGATGACTATACTCGGAGTTGGTACGTTTCAATATGATGTTATTTTAGAGATAGATGCAGATAATAATAAATTCTTATTCGGTGGTATATTTATAATCAACAAAGGAGTTACGCCGTGATAACATTAAATACAGAGACAAATACTATTACATTATCTCCAGTAGGTAGTCAGGGGGCGGCTGGGCCTGCTGGTGCTACTGGACCGATTGGACCTATTGGATTAACTGGACCATCTGGAAGTCAAGGCCCACAAGGACTTATAGGACCAACTGGACCGCAAGGACAAAAGGGAGATATTGGTGTAACGGGTTTAACTGGACCAATAGGGCCGCAGGGTCCAATAGGTAATACTGGGGCAACTGGGGCACAAGGAGTTCAGGGAGTACAAGGTCTAACTGGACTTACTGGTGCAACTGGAAGTCAAGGGCCTCAAGGTATACAAGGCCCTATTGGTTCTACGGGTGCAACTGGTGCTACTGGTAAAGGCGTAGTAGTAGGTGGAACAGCTGGGCAATTATTGTCAAAGATAGATAGTACAGACTATAATACGCAGTGGATAGATGCACCAGCATCAACAAATAATCAACTTAATCAACTTATAGGAGTAATATAATGGCAACAACACCACAATACGCAAGCACACCGATAAATAGTGCAGTAAATATAGCAACAGCAAACGCACTACGTGATGGAACTGGAACACTAGGAACGCTTATCACAGCAGGAACAAATGGTATAAGAGTAGATGATATTTATATTGCAGCTACTGGAACGACAACAGCTGGAACTGTTCGTATGTTTCTTTCAAATGGAACAACAAACTATCTTATTCAGGAGCTTATCGTATCAGCAGTAACGGTATCTGCAACTACCCCAGCTTGGTCTCAACCTATAAATAGTAAAGGACTTATTTTACAAAGTGGATGGTCTTTAAAATTCTCTACAGAGAAAGCAGAGTCATTTAATATAGTTATTACTAGAGCAGGGAGTCTATAAATGAACTCAGGAATTGAGGGAAATAGCTATGGGTCTGTTATAAGCCCTAGCAGAATAACTTATAAAATAGGGCAAGGTTCTAATCAGGTGCTAAGAGATGCTGTACTCATAGGAACTAACGACGATGAAGTAAACTATGGTAGTACTCAGACTTCTACTGATTTAATATTGCAAATGCCGATGATGTATAATAATGGAATAATTGTAGGTTCTGGAGCTCTATCTCTTCAAGTTCCTGATGGAACTATAAAAGGGGGTAATACTAGAGGACAAGGTGCAGTTGATTTACAGACTCGTAGAGATAGTGCTAATCAAGTTGCTAATGGTGCTTATTCTGTAGCTATGGGAGGTATTAATATAGTATCTGGTGCTTATTCTGTAGCTATGGGAGCATTTAGTACGGTATCTAATAGTTATTCTTTAGCTATTGGATATTATAATACTGCATCTGGTAATGCTTCTATAGCTATTGGAATGAGCAATTATGCATCTGGAGACTATTCTGTATCATTAGGATATAAAAGTTATACAAATGGTATAACTTCCAAAGTTACAATTGGTACTGGATTTAGTCAAGCTAGTGGTACCCATCAGATAGGTCAACTAGGACTTGGTGCTATAACTACAGATTCTACAGCTACTATACTAAAATCAGATGTTAACTCAGTATCAGCATTAAACCAATGTACACTCCAAAATAACAATGCTATAGCATTTACTATAGAAATAGTAGCTAGGAATACATCAACTGGAATGGCTGGTAGATGGGAGACTAAGGGGCTTATAAAACGTGGAGCTAATGCATCTACAACGGCTTTAGTAGGAACTCCAACAGTTACACTTACAAATGCAGATAATGAGGCTTGGATTGTAGCTGGAGCCATTGCTATAACTGCTGATACAACAAATGGGGCTTTAGCAATAACTGCAACTGGTGCAGCTTCTACTACTATCCATTGGTTAGCTAAAATTTTAACAACAGAGGTTTTATAATGTATTACAATGAAAAAGCAGGAAATTTCGCACTAACTCAACCAAGTATTACAGATAGTGTAATCGATGAAGTGACTAATGAGATGACAGAGATTGTTATTGGACTTGATACTGATTATATATTAATTGCGGATAAACCATCAGAAGATTATATATATGATGGAACTCAGTGGGTTGCTAAAGTTCCAGTTCCACTAACTGATTCAGAATTAAAAGCTATTGGAATGCCATATACTCTCAATGGAGTAGTATATCAAGTGCCACTAGACTCAGATGCTCAATCTATTATTACTGCTTTAACTGTTGGATATATAGCTGCCAATATGATGAACACAGTAACAGCCACAACGATAAGCACGGTTATTCGATTTAGTAACGGTACAAATATGCCTATAACTACACCTGATTGGATAGCTTTTGCAACTTGGTTCAAAGATAAAAGAAGTAGCTTTTTTGCTATAGTTTAGAAAGTAATTATTTATATGATATAATTGATTTATTAAATTTAATATAAAGGAGATAATATGGGTTGCAAAATAAAAGGAACTGGAACTAAACCTAAAAAGTAATTTTATAGAGCCACTATTATTGTGGTTCTAATAAAATTAAATTAAAAGGAAACTATATGAATTTACCACAAGACTTTTTACCATTATTTGAGGCTATGTATACAAGTGTACAAAGTAAAATAGTTAATGAATACAATGAAGGAAGAATTACTGATAATAATTATGCTGGTGTATTAGCTTCTGCATTAAGAGATATTGTTAATGCTTCAGTATCTGCTACATTAAGTGCAGTAGATGCTCAAATTAAACTAGATAATAATGTATTTCAAAAAGAAATGTTACAGAGTCAGGCAAATATGTTAGCAGTTGATGAATTAAATAAAGCAACAATGGTAGCATTGGATATAACTTCCAAACAAAAACAACAAGCACAGATACAAGCAGATATTGATTTTAATGTATCTAAAAGAACAGTAATGGAATGGACTCGTAAAGATAATGTTCGTATGCAAGCAGCTAGAGAGTTTGCAGAACTTCTTAAATATATTAGTGCAGCAGGAGCAGTTCCAGCTGAAACAGACTTTGCAAATATAAGGACTTTAATTAATGGAATTAATCAAGGTGTTATGGTTGAAGATTTTCAAGCTACAATTACTAATCCATCATCTGGTTCATCTTGGGTAAAAGTAGTATAGTATGGGTGTATTTGGTAGAGCTAGAGGTAATGTTTCTGATGTGTTATCATTAAAGAACAATAACCATCTTGTTACTTATGATGTTTCAACTATTTCAGGAATAGCATATTCAAATAAAGCTAGACTTGATATAGATGAACTAGGAATAGCTAATCACGAAACCAGAATACATAATCTTGAATTAGTTACTGGATATACTGGTTCAATAACAGTTGTAGTAGGAGTTAATTTTTCTAACTTAACAACCACTACTAAGATACTTACATATTCAAATGGAATACTTACTGGAGTTGTATAATGTTAGAACCAAAACTAGCTCTATATGCATTTGAACATTGTAATAAATATCCATCTCATAATCTTAAATTATTTATTAAAAAATCAATAGATTGTAAGCATATATTATTAAATGATTGTTGTTTAGTTCAATATATAGAAAATGAAGATTATAAAATAATTTATCATATATTATTTGATAATGAAAAATGTGATTTTAAATTAAGTATATATAAGAACATAAGAAAATGGTTTACTGATGAAAAATATATACTAATGTTTGAACCAATAGATAGGTTTAAGAAAGTAATTGGACTAAAATAATGGGTGGAAGTATTGGAGATTTAATTGGAGATGTAGGAAGTTTTATATCTAAAGAGTTTTCAGATATAGAAAATTTTGTATCTAAAGAACTAACAAATGTATGGAAAAATGATTTACTTCCTATTGTTAAAGACGCCACAATTGCTACAATAGATATAGCTACTCTTGGTGGAGGTCAATTTGATTTTAATTTTGGAAATAATATATATTACAATATATCAGGAGAAAAAGCAGATGATATACAAAGGCTTGATAGATTAAAGAATAACATAGATACTGAATATAACTTAATTAATAGCACTCAATTATTATTAGACCGTAAGGTTTTCTTAGAAAATGCTTTTAAATATGTAGATAGTAGAAAATTAAAAGAGTTAGATTCAGCATATACAAATTTAGTTAATCAATATAATAAAATATCACATAATATTGAAAAACATCAAATACATGGATTCTTTGAGGGAGTTATTGCACTTCCATATACTATTACAGCAGGCTTCATATATGGAATACGTGATTACTTAGAAACTGGTAACTCAAAATATATTATACAAGCTATTGAGATAGCAGTCCTAACGGTCGTAATAATATTATCAGTAATGGCTATGCAACCAGGGTTTACAATTCAATTTATAGGCTTAGTATTAGCTGTTCTATCAGCTACACTTACGCTTGATGCAATGGTAAATGACTCAGCTTTACTAGGTGGAGTTTTTCAAGTATTAGACTTAGTACTTAACAAAATTATTGGACTAAATAATTACTTAGATACTGGTGGTTTAAATAGCCATAGTAAATATTATGAGAGTAATCTTATGTGGACTAGAATGATAATAGCCGTATCTGCAATCTTAACTAATATATATACTTGGATTGTTCCGTCTGCTCCAGTAGCAACTTTAACTCCAGAAGCAGTTGCAGCACAACAAACTGAATTAGCTACTAAGATGGCAGCTATTGGCTCAATGAAAGTAATTGGAACGGTAACATTATCTCAAATATTTGAAGCATATCAACTAGCTGGGAGTATAGGTGCAGTTGCAGATGCTATTAAATTAAAGGGAGAGCTTGAGTCTAAACTAAAAGAAGCTAAAGAAGCACTTGAGAAACAAGTAATAGATGCAGACAGAAGAAATATGCAAGAATCTTATGGAGATGCAGAGTACGTAGCTAATCAAGTAGATTTAGTATATTCAGAATATGCATTACAAATGTCTGAACAAAATATTACTGATGTATATGACCCAGAAGGGACAATAGCTATGAATACAAGATTTAAACCACAACCTAAATATACGTTTGGATTTGAAGCAATATTTAATGAGGGAATTCAAGCTGGTTCAGATATGTATGTTTATAACATTTTATGGAGAACTTAAATTGTATAGTATAATTCTAAAATTAAACAAGGATAAACAATGATAGATGGAAACAAAATATTAGCAGATTTACAGAAAAATTATAAAGCTTCAGTAGTTTCAAAAACTAGGGTTGATTCTTCTATAAGAGGTTGGGTAAAAGCTTATAATGGAGATAAATATGGGAATGAAGTAAAAGGTCGTTCTCAAATAGTTATGAAGGATGTTAAGAAAGCTATTAAGTCAATGAGTCCATCTATTATTGAACCATTCTTAACAACTGCATCTATTATTAATGCAAAAGCTACAAAAATAGGCAATGAACAAAAGGCTGATTATGTATCAGATATTTTAAATTATCAATATCAAAATGAATTTGATAGACTTGAATTTATTACATCTATCTCTACAATACTTCCAAAAGAAGGAACAGTATTTATAAGAACTGGTTGGGCGTATGAAGAGAAGCAAGAAGTTAAAACATTAAGCAAATTAGATATGGATGATATCGATGCTATGAAAAAGCAAGGAGTAAAAGGTATATCTAAAATAGAAGATAATAAAGATGGTACATTTAATGTAACTATGAAAAGAACTATTATTAAGAAGAACTGTCCTACTGCTGTTATATGTAAAAATGAGGCTATTACAACTGACCCAACTGCATCTTCATTTTCTGATAGTAAGTTTATAACTTATGAATTTGAAATGAGTTTAAGCGACCTTAAAAAACAAAAAGATATATATGATTATCAAGAGATAAACAGTTCGCTTATTGATACAGTGGTAAGTGCATCTTTATATCCAGATACTGCATTAGGTGGACAACGTGCTACTGATAACTATAATAGTGGTGTTGACTATAACTTTAACTTTGCAGAAAAAACAAGTAAGAAGATAAAACTTGTTGAATACTGGGGAGAATATGATATTGATGGTTCAGGTATAAATGAACAGATAGTTTGTGTATGGATAAAGGGAACTGATAAGATTTTAAGACTAGATAAAAACCCATATCCAGATGGAGAAATACCATTCGTTTCTTGTCAATATAACTTTGAACCATTTACAATATGGGGAGATGGAGTAGCAGATGTAATTGGAGATGGACAACAAATTCATACTGCTATTATGCGTGGTTTTATTGATAATATGAGTCTTGCAAACAATGGTCAAAAGCTTATTCAAAAGGGTGCAATAGACTATGTGAACCTAGCTAAACTCCAACGTGGAGAAAAGTACATTGAAGTAAATAATATTGAAGGAGTGAGAGATGGTACATATAATAATCTTCCTCCATCTGCTTTCAATATATATAATATGATTACTGATGAAAATGAAAGACTATCTGGTGTAACTAAGTCAATAGATAGTTTAGACTCCGCAACTATTGGTAGAAGTGCAAGTGGTATGAGTATAGCTACAAATACTGCACAAAGACATATGGTAATCTTGGTTCAAGTAATAGCAGATATGTATAAAGATATGTTTAATAAATGGGCTTCTTATAATCTTGCATACTTAGATGACCAACAAGCTATGGAAATAGCAGGTACATTAGTTCCCGTTGATAAGAACCAACTTACAGATGATATTAGAATAGAAATTCAAGTACAACTTGACTCACAAAATCAACAAAAAATACAACAAATAAATATGATGTTGCAACAAGCGCATATGTATCAACAACAAATGCCACCACAAGTTGTTCCACTACTAATGGGAGAATTCTTTGATGCTTTAGGTAAATATGAAGAAGCAGAACAGATAAGACAATATCAACCTCAACCAGACCTAATGCAACAACAAATGGCTCAATTACAAATGCAAAAACTACAAGCAGAGATAGCATTATTAAATTCAGAAGCTGGATTATCACAATCTAAAGCAGGAGAAGCACAAGCTAAAATGACTAAGCATCAGGCAGAAACAGACAATATTGATACTAAAACAATGGCTATTCCACAAGATATAGCATTAAAAAATCAAGAATTTGGGCATAATGTTAAAAATGATTTAATTAACAATATGATTAAATCACAAAAAACTGGAGGGAATTAATGGAAAGAGAAGAGTTGGAATTTTTGCAGGCAGAGCTTTCATTGGCAGAGTCGATGAATAAACTTTTAGGAAATAAAGATTTTAAAAAGATTTTTATTGAAGGATTTATGAAAGAAGATATGGTTCAAATAGGATATAACTTTACAAATATCAAACCAGAAAATAGACAACTGTTAGTTGAAAACTTACTTGCAAGAGGAATTTTTAAACAATATATTGACTCTATAATTTCTTCTGGATTAAAAGCTAAAGAAAGTATTGAACTAAATGAAGGGGAAAATTAATGGAAGAAAAATTAGATAACTTGGAACAATCGGTAGAAAATACGAACTCCAATGAACTCAATTTTGAATCTGAAAATGATTTATTAGATAGTGTTCGTAACTTAGCGGAACAAATGAAAAACGGTATTCATAGTGAGCCAAGTGAAGAATCAAGTGAAGAAACTAAAGATAGTGAAGATGATGTTGAGGCTACTGAAGATAACGAGGAAACTAAACCTGACGGGGAGATAGACCTTGCTGATTGGCTCGATAAGTATGAATTACCTTATGAATTAACACTTAAAAGTAAAGGACTTGAAACTAAGACTAAAAAACTTAGTGAGTTGTTTACACTAGCAAACGCTGGACTTGATTATACTAAGAAGCGTCAAGAGGAAGCTCCGCTAAGAAAAGTAGGAGAATATGCTAATCAACAAGGGATTAGTTTAAATGACCTACAAATCCTTGCGGATGCTAAACGTGGAGATAAGACAGCATTTGGAACACTTGCAAAACAGTATGGTGTAGATGTATATGATATTGACGCAGATGCAAAATATAATCCTACTCCACAGTCGGCGTATATTGAGCATAATGAAGCTGATGATATAGCAAGAGAAATACATTCAGACCCAGTTTTATTGCAAGAAGTACAGAATAGTTTTAAATCTATTCCACAAGATATTGCTGAAGAGATTATATCAAGAGCAGATTTGCTAGATGGTTTTAGGAGAGATGTTTCTTCTGGTGTTGCACAAAATGTTATTCCAGAAGTAAACAAAAGAATGACAATCGATAGTATTAATAGAAACAATATTGGTAAAACATTTTATCAGTATTATGGAGATGTAGCTAACGATTTGTATAATAAACAACAAGCGGTGCAACAAGTGGAACAAAAGCCACAAGTTGTTAATTCTATTGATAAAGCAAAAGCTGGAGTATCTTCAACAAAGATTTCAAATTCTACTAATAGTGGAGA